ACTTTGCAGACCAACTACCAAATAAACGAACAGCCCAATATGCTGGATACATTTTCCAGAAAGGTACTTTTGGATCAGCAGACTTCATACCCAACAAAAATATTTTGTCAGATAGAACCTTTGCAGCTTTCCATTTCCAATACCAATTACTATTCATACCATGATTTGAACTATAATATTGTCTAAGTTTTGCATAAAGATGATCGTGAATAATAGCAGCACGAGCAACATCCCAAGGTGAAATGACTGCCCATAAAATCCTTGGAGTAGATGCAAGGTCTGTTCTCATTCCCTTTGTGCAAGTAATCATACCAGAATTTTTGATGTTTGCTCCAACACCTCTAAGAAGTTCAACCTGATCTTTAGTAAGCTTACCCTCTCTAAATCCTAAGTCCTCTTCTAATTTCCATGTCTTAGGTGGAGTGAACTCCGCTGTTATTTTGTTAGTAAAACTTCCCATAAATTTCTCCTATAATTGTTTATTCAGTTCTGCAATCATATGAGCTTTAGTTTTTCTTCTATCTAAGATAATACCTCTTTCTTCTGCCCACTTATCTAAAGCTTTCTTTGACATCTTTTTAAAATTTGGATGTTCTTCTTCATGCTTTTCTTGTTTGTTATTAAATACCTCGACAGGAATAATAGACTCTTCTTCATGATCGTGTGAATGTTCTTCATCATGAGAATGTGGATGAGAATGAACAGTACCATCATCGTGTTCATGTTCATGTTCGTGTGCATCAGGATCAATATCCAAATCTAATTCTGGTTCTGGCACTCCCAAACTTCCCATATAATTTTCAAAGCTAGTTTGCTCTTGAGAAAATGTCCCCCATTCAGTTATGGTACAATCTCCCTTTTCAATATCAGATTTAATCACAGAATCTACTACTTTTGCAACGATAGATTTTCTATCTGCTCTTTTATTTCTAATTTCAACTCCATTATCTAAAGCCATCTGAATTAGATATTCATTATCATATTTAGCATCACTATTCCATTTTTCGATAATATTCCATTTTACTTTTGCATAACTTGTCATTTCATAATCTCCTTTTCATCTCTTGGTTTAGCGGCTTCTTCGTAGTATATGATAATCTCTTTCTGTTGTTCAATGTATCTTTTTATTTCTGCCATGTTTAATGCAAGTGTTTCATAGTCTCTTACACTCAATACATATGCAACTAATGGATCACCATTCTCTTTTTGAAACTTCTCTTTAAACTCTTTAAAATTCTCTTCCGTAACAACCCACCATTTCATAGTGGTGTTCATTGTAATAGGTTGAGGACGATTCTGTATAGGTATATTTCTTTCTACCTCTACCGTCTGAACTTCAATTTGTGTGAGTTTAGGCCAAGAACTACAACTACTTAGTACTAGGGTAAGCAGTAATAGACTCGAAATCTTCAAGCACTCTCTTAGATGCATTGTTTATTTTCCTTTCCCAAATTGCTGGTTCTTCTGCACTCAACTTACTAAGATTTATCTTTCTTAACTTACTTAATAGTTGGTTCTTATACTTATTCGCATTAACCAGCTTAGTTTGTAATTCATTATTTAATTCTGCATATTTTGCGGCATCTGCCTGTAGAGTATCAATAGTATTTTTCTGCATCTTTGCAGCAGTTTCTAGTTTTGCACTGTTCACTGTCAACGTCTGAATACGTGATTGGGTGTCCTTGTAGTAATAGTATCCACCATAGACAACACCACCGACAAGACCAAGTACAACTATGAGCATATAAACTTTTAACATATCGCTCCCTATTTATCCTAATGCAATCGCTAGTGCTGTTGCTTCTCCAGCAATATCATCTGTCGTTGCAACAGTTCCAGTTGTACTTCCTAAAGTAAGAGTAACATCTGCCGTAGAGGCTGGGCCTATCAGGGTTACTTTATTTGTTCCGTTATTACTATCCTCAAAAAATTCTATGAAACCAGCAGAGGTTGCACCATTCTTCACAGATAGTCCAACACTATGCACATCTTTTTGTGAGAGTGTGGCCACACCATCTGAAGCAATAGCAATTGAATCTGTATCAGAAGTGTGTCCTATATTTGCACCATTAATTATAATGTTGTCTACAGTAAGTGTGGTTAGTGTACCAACACTAGTTATATTTGCTTGAGCTGCGCCAGTAACAGTTGCAGCCGTACCAGATGCGTTTCCTGTTACGTTTCCTGTTAAAGCACCAACAAATCCTGTAGCAGTTACTACACCAGTGCTTGGATTGTATGTTAAAGTACCATCTGATTCTAGTCCAACATCCCCACCATCAACATCCCCACCAGCAGTAAAGATTAGGGCATTATCTTCATCTGTAGATTCGTTGTCTGTAATGGTAACAGTTGTTGCTAGTGTGGCTAGTGCTACTGCAATATTGGCACTACCGTCAAAAGAAGTACCACCAATAGTTCTTGCGGTTGCTAGTGCAGTTGCGGTTGTAGAATTACCAGTTAAAGCACCAACAAGCGCAGTGGATGTTATACTTGTTGCTCCAGTAACCACGCCGGCGTCAACAACAATAGTTCCATCAAGGACAATCTGTTGTCCCGATAGTGGTGTAATTGTTAAGTCTGTACCAGCTGTACTTGTAATTGCATTACCATTAATATTAATGTTGTCTACTTGTAATGCAGTTAGTGTACCTAGTGATGTAATATTTGTTTGAGCAGCAGTTGTTAGTGTAACGTCTGCGATATAAGTTTTAATTTGAGAAGCATTAACTTTCTTTTCAGTTCCAGCATCTGATATAGCAAAGTCATCAGTATCTCCGATAGTAATACTTGAACCATCAGTCATATTATCAATGTTTAGAATTGCTTCTACACTGCCAAACTCAAGAGCGCTTGCTCCACTGTTAACTTTTAAAACTTGACCAGCACTACCTATTGATAACGATGCACCAATACCACCATGAGTTAAACCTATAAATTCGCCAGACTGATATTCTGCAAGTCCTGTAGCGGTACTTCCATCAAAAACTGTCCTAATTGGAACTTTTACTGCCATTTTTTATTACCTATCTAAAATTCAAATAATTCTACTGATTTATCAGCTCTAGCATCACCATTACTTAGTATAAATGTATGACCACTGTTCGTAAAAACAGAACGGTTTGTTAATGTCTTTGCGAATGAGAATGTTGCAGCCGCAGTAGTTAAACCACTCGACTGTGTAAATAAAGAAACACTTTTTGATGACTGGCCAGTTAAAACCCCTGTACTACTTGTTTCAGCAGTGGCAACTAAAAGTTCTTTACCAGCGGTATCTTTAGAACCAACAGGAAAAATAGCACCTTCAGCTGAAATTGTAATTTGACCAGAACCATCTGATTTAATTGTTGCACCATCTAAATCAATAGTATCTGCTAACAAGAAAAGACTACCAAATCGTTTTGTTGGGGAACCTAAATCATACACACCATTTCTATTTGGTACAATTGCTGAGGAAAGTTCTTGTAATACTGTGTAGTCAAAATCTCTTGGTCCGTTAACACCATCTTCTAAAACTATCTCATCACCAGCATCTGTACTAGAAGAATCAGTACCAGAAAGTTCTAAATGATCTCCAATATTTGAAGAAGAACCATCTGTACCGTCCATCAATAGTCTGAGACTTGTTACTGAAGGTTCTGAAGATACATATTGTCCTGTTGTAGCATTGTATTTAAGAATAAATCCATCTGCTTGGCCATCAATATTAACATCTTCAGCATCAATAATTTTGGCAATACCACCGCCGCCGCCACTTGCAAAACCTACGGTATGTAGATGTTCGTTTATTTTCTTTTTAAATTCTTCAAGTTCAGCATTAAGAGCTGGTTCTGTTTTGAAAGGTGTAGTCCTAACTTCTCTTTCTGGTTCTTTTAATTGAGGAAGATACTTATCAATAACCTCTTCACGAACTGGATTCATATCCACTTCAGTTTTTGTACCAAATGCATTAGATAATGAACCAGTTATAAAGTCATCTCTTTTACGTTTAGTTTCTTCTCTAATTACTCTTTTTTCTTCTTTTTCTAATGCTCTAGCAAGTTTTCCTTCTTCAGCAATACGTGATAATTCCTTTTGATGTTCTCTACCTTTTCTCTCTTGAACTTCTTTATCTTCTGCACGTTTGAGTGATCCAAAAGTTATAGCTTTCCTTTTGGCTCTATGTTCTGGTTTTTCTGCTGAAGATATAAGTTCATTAAATTTTTTCATTAGAATTACTCAACAACTTTATAACCCATTTTTTGATACTTTTTGAGTTCTCTTTCTGGAACATTCATGACTGTCATTGTGCCAGGCTTTTTCATTCTATAGTATTCACCAGAATTTTTATCTGTAAATATTTTAGGTTTACCAATTCGACCCTTATCAAAATCTCTAAGTTTTTGTAATGGAGATTTTTTAGATTGAATATTTGCCATATCAGCTTGTGGTCTTACTGAACCGCCACTACCAATACCGTATGACATTTCAGACATATCAGATACAATAGATTCTACAAACTTTCCTCTATTTTTTTTGTCCTCTACTCTTTTTAGTCTGGCTCTCTTCAGTTTCTCACGATGTTGTCTATATGCTTTAGTGCGACCATCAATAAGAGCTTGCATGTCTTTCTTTTTCTTTTTA